ATCGGGGTTTACAAGTCTGGTACGACTCAGGGAACCACCATCCGCCAAGTAGATAGTACCCTATCCTCCTCAAGGGGCGGACCAACCGGTCGAGGAGGATAGATGGCATGACTGCCGCCCCACTTGAATTAAAGAGGAGAATTTGAAATGCAATATGATCTGTTTGTTGATTCGTCTGATGCGAATATAATTACCGATGGTTTACCTAAACATGGTTCACCACAGGATCGTGGCTCCGCTGACCGATACTATGGTCGCGATTATAATCCACATTGGTATCCAAATGGCACCGGTAAAGGTGACCGAATTGAACTTGCCAGTATGACTCCGGCTGAAATCGTTGAGTATACATACGGCTATAATAATGAAGAAGATCGTAAGGATTGGGGATAATCATGGATAGAATTTCGGAATTGATCAATGTGATCATAGCAGTTGAACCCGCAGCGCTGCTCCTCTTTCTCCTCTTTTCCATTGTAGCGCTGTGGGTTCTATCAGTCATTGCGATGATGAGGGTATGGGTTCTCTTTATCCTCCTCGCAGGTTTTATTTACTTTTTTTAGAAAAAAAACGTAAGCCATTGTTTTTAAAGGAAATAAAAATGCATTTTTTCCTTTACAATGGCGTAAAACTGTGGTAGAATATATCTATAAAATGAAAAATGAGGAGAAAAGATATGAAAAAATTCGCAATCACTAAGGATATGACCACCGAGCAACGCCTCGAAGTTATCCGTAAGATCCACGCTAAGTTCAATAAAAAGCTTCAGCGTAATCAAAAGGTTCGTAAAACTGAAACATCCTTCATGGATAAGTTTTCAGAAGGCGATAATATCAACGCTTACACCGATGCTCCTAAGTATCTTGAGGAACACTATGGCGAACGCCTTCGTGATCAGAATGAGTATGAGTCTTACGAAGGCTGGAACTAATGGGCGTTAATCCTGAAATCAGAAACAGGATTCGTCTTAGTGTAGCAGCATATGCATACGAATTCGAATCCGACTCTATCATGTCTGATTATGAATTTGATGAGTTATCCAAAAAAATCAATCCAGATCAAAAGACTGGTAATGCACTAATGGATGACTTTTTCAAAAAACATTTTCAGCCGGATACCGGAATGTGGATCCGAATGCATCCTGAAATAAAATCTATTGAATCAATCTATAGAAAATATTACAAGGGGAAATCGGTATGACTATGCATCTTGTAAGAGGTATGACCTCTATAAATACTAGAAAGCGTAAACAAAAGCGCAATCCTGGATGGGAGAAAGCTCAAGCCGAACACGATGCATGGCTCAAAAAACGTGGCGTGCATCCATCTCAACTTAAGAGCAAGGAGAAATCTAGTGGCGCGAGTGTTCCGAACTATTCAAGCACACGTCCGTCAATCAAAACGTCGGACGTCATTACACCAATCCAAGGAAAGCGTAAAGCAAATGTATACTCCGGGGACTATATCACCGGGCTTGCAACAATGCACAAATCAAACACAGTACCCGTCGGTAAAGGAGATAACCCAGAAGTATACGCACAAATGAGGAGAAGCTAATGATTGCAGAAGCATTAGTTTGTCTGGCATTGAATGCATACCATGAGGCACGTAATCAAGATACCCATGGTATGATAGCCGTTAGTCAAGTTGCTATGAATCGCGTTGAGTCGGACTTATTTCCTGACAACGTATGTGATGTCATCTATCAAGGACCACATCGTCCATCATGGGCAGACCCTGAGAAGATGATACCACTCCGCCATCGTTGCCAATTCTCTTGGTACTGTGATGGAAAGAGTGATGAGCCTCATGAGAAAGAAGCATGGCAGCTGGCTAAGATGATTGCTCACGGTGTTTACTTCGGTAACGTCGATGACAAAACAGATGGTGCTCTATGGTACCACGCAGATTATGTAGAACCTGAATGGTCTTCAGAAAAGAAATATATAACTAAGATTGGCGACCACTTGTTTTATGGAAAAAAGGATAATGCAACTAATTGATTTTGTGAAAGTCTACAAGAGAGCTTTTAGTGAAGAACACTGTCAGCAGCTTATAGACATCTATGATAATAGCGCATCAAAGGGGTTTGAAACTCCTACGATGAAATTCGATCAGGTTACACTGATGAATAACAATGCTCCGACTATGGCAGCAGTTCAGATATTCATCGATCATTTCAACCAGTACGGACGTTGGCTGGAGAGTAGGGGTAATCCTTACCTCCCGCCCGTCCAAGAACTGGAACAATTAAGAATTAAAAAATATCCAGTTGATGGCTACTTTAAGGAGCATATTGATGCTGCGGACAAGCAATCATCTAGACGATATTTGTCAGCATTTGTGTATCTCAACGAAAGTGGAGGAACTAAATTCTTCAATAAGAAAATACCAGCACAGACGGGTACTATGGTTTTATTTCCACCTCAATGGATGTTCCCTCATACCGGTCTAGTTGGAAGACAGCCTAAGTATTTTCTTTCAACGTATTTACACTTCTCTGCGTAGCTCAGCTGGATTAGAGCAACGGCCTTCTAAGCCGTGGGTCGGGGGTTCGAGTCCTCCCGCAGAGGCCAATGGTGATGTTAGTGTTAATGGTCAGCACGCAAGTTTGTGGCACTTGTAGTATGGGTTCAAATCCCGTACATCACCCCAACCTCGGTGTAGCGCAGTCTGGTAGCGCATCTGGTTTGGGACCAGAGGGTCGGGAGTTCGAATCTCTCCACCGAGACCAAATTTTTTTTCAAAAAAGTGCATTTAATGGTGTACATTTGCTGAGAACTGTGGTAGAATATACTATAATGAAAAATTGTCGAGTGAGTATAAACGCGGTTAAGCCTGTAAACGACATTAAAATTAAAACGCAGGTGGGAAGGAAGGCAATCCCTCAAGAGAAACCTTCACCTATTAATAATGAGGAGAGACATTATGCCAATACCTAAGAGAACTAAAAAGAAAACTGTACGTGCAACTCGCCGCGTCGGTGTAAATGCAGCACCAATTGAAAAAGGCTTTGAGTCCGTACAGTACTACTTTCAAAATGAAGTGTCGAAGAAAGATGCTGTTGAACAGATGAAGACATTTGTCAAAAATCAGTTTGACAAGAAAGATGCAAAGTTCATTCTTTGCAATCCAGAATACAAGTTACTTCCAAGTTACTACAGTGCAGCTACTGCGTTCTGGTATAATAGTGGATTGGAAGAAACTGAGAAATCGTTGTATTGGAAAAATGCAACGATAAAGAGGCTAGCGGACCAGGTTGAACCAGGTAAAGCTCTACACTATGAAAAGTTGCAGGCGAAGCAAGACAGCGATAAAGTTGTCTCCCTCTCTCCTCAGCAACGCCTACAACGTAAGATCGCTAACACTATCATGACAGATCTTGATGATCTAGAAGATAAGTGGATCGAAGGTGAAAAAGCCTCTATTGATATTTACGGTCTGTTCCGTAAATATGGATTGAGTGGTTCTGCTACTCTTTCCGTCCGTCAGGTGGTTGAGGGATGGTTGCTAGATTATGAAGATGCTTACCATAAGCGTTGTGAACAAGCCGTCGAGGGTTATTCACATTTGAAGCGACCTGAACTCAACCGCCGCATTAAGGAATGCCAAGCTATGCTTGATGATTGCGATCGTATCAAGTCTGCTGCGAAAGCACAACGTAAAATCAAGGTGGCGAAGACTCCATCAATTGACAAACAAGTTTCAAAGATCAGATACAGAAAAGAAGACAAGGACTTCAAGATTGTATCGATCCAACCTGCTCAGATCATTGGTAAGACTAAGCTATATGTCTTCAATACAAAGTATCGTAGGATCACCGAGTATGTAACATTTGATCCGAAAGGGTTTATGGTGAGTGGTACAACCATTAAGAACTTCGATAAGGAAGCGTCTCGTACACTCACGTTAAGGAAGCCATTAGATATACTGCCAACTGTTGGTAAATGCACACCACGTCAGTTGTCTAAGCTTCTAGATGATATAAAGACTAAGCCGGCAGTACCAAATGGTCGCCTGAATGAAGATACAGTATTGTTAAGAGTGGAGAATAAATGACAATAGAACAACACTTTCTTACTAAGAGCAAATTTACTAAGTTGATCGAATCAACAGTAATTGAACTTAAGATTCCGTACATGGAGGCTATACTTCATGTATGTAATAAAAACGACATTGAACCTGAGGACGTGAAGAAGTTTATCTCACCTGTCATAAAGGGCAAGGTCGAGGCAGAGGCAATGGCCTTAAATTATTTGCCAAAAGGTAACACTTTGGACAGCGCTTTTGCTGAATAAAGTGATATATAATAGTACATATTCTGTTTACAAAGTAGAGAGAATGTGGTATAATACAGCTAATATTTCAGTACATACAAAGGATACAAAAATATGTCATTCGAAAATCTAAAACGCAACCGCGATCAAATCTCAAAACTCATCCAAGCAGCGGAAGCCACAAGCGGTGGTGGCGAACAAAAGTCTTACGTAGACGATCGCATTTGGAAACCTACAGTCGATAAAGCAGGGAATGGTTACGCAGTACTCAGATTCCTTCCAGCAACCGAAGGCCAAGAACTTCCATGGGTCAGATATTGGGACCACGGATTCAAAGGACCAACCGGTTTATGGTATATCGAAAACAGCCTTACTTCTATTGGTCAACCTGATCCGGTTGGAGAACTCAACTCCAGGTTGTGGAATACTGGCAATGACTCGGACAAAGAAAAAGCCAGAACGCAAAAGCGTAGACTGCATTACGTAGTAAATGCTCTTGTCCTGCAGGATCCTAGTGCTCCTCAAAACGAAGGTAAGGTATTCATCTATAAGTTTGGTAAGAAGATCTTTGACAAGATCATGGACTCCATGCAACCTGAGTTTGCAGACGAAACACCGGTCAATCCA